TTGGCGTAGCAGGATCGTGTTCTGAGTACGTTGCGCGTCGGCGAGGCGAAGCTCGGCGAGATTGAACTGGCCGGTGAGCGAGGTATTGCGCGCTGTGGTGGTTGCAATAGCTGTATTGGTCGCGTTCAGACCTGCGAACCGGTTTGGTGCCGCCGCCCGCTCAGCCGCAGCACTTCCGCCGCCTGTGAAGCCACGCCCGTCGGCGGCGGTACCGGTGAACCGCGTGAGCCGCCCGCCAGGCGTCTGGACGAACAGATTGCCTCCGGTACGGACGATGTCGGACTGATGCAGCGGGCCTGTCGATGATGGTGCGCCGACCTTGACGGGCTGCGGCGTGGTGATTGTCTTGCTGAGCGCGAACAGTTCGAGTGCCGCACCAGCGAAAATCAGGTTCCGTCCGAGCGCGCGGACAGCGAGGCTGAGCAACGAGACCTTCCCTGCGGAGACTTCGGCCGACGTACCAACGCTGGCGACGCCCGAACTGACGGCAGCCCACTGAATCATCTTCGTGCGCGCCTTCAGCAAGAGCCACACGCCCGCAGCATCCTTCAGCGTGTTGTTGAACGAGCCGGTGATCCTGTCGAGCGTCTTGATCGCGCCGGAAGCAACCCTCACTACAGCAACGCCATCGTTGATCGCCGCCTTGACGGTATGCGCGGCTCCCGCGACATCCTTCTGTAGCCGCCCTGACTCGTTCATCTGCGTAAGCCACGCGGCACCCGACGCGAGGTACTTGTTCAGCGTCGGCAACAAGCCTTGGCCGATGATGACTTCGCTGTCATGCAGGACGGCGCCGAAGCGTTCCTGCTCCGTGCTGCCGGCGCGCGCCTGACCGGCCACCTTCGCGCGGACAATCGCGAGCGCCTGCTCAGCGGTCGCGTGCTTCCCGACCTGGAAACCCTGCATCCGGAGAACCGATGTGCGCCCCGCCTCAACCTTGCCCAAAATAAGAGCGGCCTGCGAAAGCGATATGTGCTTCGCGCGGGCGAGATCCGCAGCGGTACCCTCATCGCGTAGCGCCTTGCCGACGTTCTTCGTCGAACGCAGAATCGTCGTCAGCGCCTGGTCGAGATCGTCCTTCGTGAAGCCCGAGAGAGCGGAGAGCCGCAGGCCAGTCTTGTCGATCTCGCCGCGATAGGTCGCGAACGCCTTCCCGTCGTTTCGGAGTTGCTGGCCGAGCTGCTTCTGTGTGACGCCCGCTTCCCTCGCAGCGTCGATCGACGACCGGACCAACTGACCGCCCGACGCGAACGCCAGGAAGCCACCCGACGCGAACGCGATCGACCGGCCCAGGCCACGGAAGATGCCCGAACCCGCCAGCGCACCCCGAGACGCCCTCCCGAGATCGCGCTCCAGGCCGCCGGCATGACCACGGAGACGCGCCGCCTCATGCGACGCCACCCCCATCGACCCAGCAAGACGAGACTCCGCCCGAGCAGCGAGGTTCGCCGCCGCGATCTGCTCCGCCGAGCCACGACCCGCAGCCGACGCCAACGTCCGATACGCCAGCGCCTCCTCGCGCAGCCGCGCCGTCTTCTTCACCGACGCAGCGATCTGCACCTCAGCCGACGCCTTCGACTTCACCGCAAGCCCGCCAAGATCGGTTTCGAAGCCGGTGATCGCCGCCGACGATGTCCTCAGCGACGAGATGAAGCTCGCGGCGTCACCGACGATCTCAACGAGGGCGCGTCTAGCCATGCGTCGTGTTCTTCTCGATGAAGCGGTGGATCTCGAGGAGCTGTGTCACGCTCAGGACAGCCATCTCGTTAGGCCCGACATGACAGAGGTTGCCGATGAGCGGGTCCCAGAGGTCTGCATCTCTCAGGCCTCCGGGGTAGGAACCGTAGGCGGCACGGAAGTCCCGGATGAGGGTTTCGGCGGGAGATCTGTCCCGCCGCCAGTAGGGACCACCGCTGGTTCATCGTCGAAGCCGAACTCCTCGACATCTCCGGGCTTCAGGCCGCCGACATAGTCGATGACCCGGTCTACGCCGAGCGCAGGCTGGCCGTGGTGGACTGCGACGCCCACCAACGCCTGCTGGAACAGAACGCGATCGCCGTCAGGGCCGACCAGCGCCTCGATCGGCTGCCTCGTCAGTGCGCGCGCGAGGACGAAGTCCTGGTTACGCCACTCGTCGAGCGTGACGAGCGGATATGTCTTGCCTTCGATCTGAAAGCCCGGTTGTGTGGTGCTCATCGTGTGCGTCTCCTTCGGTGTCCGGTTAGAAGCCGTGCGCGGCGAGAAGCTTTCCGGCGCCACGTTCGAGGATCTCCACGGCTTCGGCGTGTTTGGCTGTGCGTGCGGGTAAGAGCGCGTGCCGCATCTGTAGAGCCCCGTAGTCCGGCCGGCGGCCTGTCGTCTTGCGGAGGCGTTGCGCAACAACCACGACGGCGGACGACCCGGTACGCACACGCGTCTCGAAGCCGTCCGCCGTCTTCGTCGAAATAGCGGCGAACCGCTGCCGCGCGTCGTCGCGCACCACATCGCCGACCTCTTTCAGATCTGCGACGAGCTCCGTGTAAACGCCCGCCTCGACCTCCCGTAGCGCCTGCGCGACCTCGTGGAGGCCCTCATAGACGATCTCGCTCATCTACGCGGTACCCCTCGTGATGCTCGACCCGGCCACCGGCAGGAACGTCACCTGCGTCGTCGACGCCTGCCCCGGCCCGCCGAGGTTGATCGGGCTGTAGTCGAACGGCGAACCGACCATCGTGTAAGACGGCGCCGTCGACGATGCTGTGACGCCGTTCGCGTACGCGATGATCGTCGCCCCGCTCGCGGAACCCTGGAGCGGGCTGATGGTGGCGTCGACCTTCGCTGAGGCGAAGTCCTGAAAGAACGTGACGATGATGCGGTCGTCGCGAAGACCGGGTGCGTGTGTCTGGCTGACGGCGCCCATCGCGGTCGTGTCGACGTCGGCCGAGTTCTCCTGAACCTGGATCTGCTGAACGTGATCGGAGAGGTCGACTCCGTTGACCTTGAGACCGGGAGCGCTGGTCCCGGTCGCTACGTAGATCGGCATTGCGTCTTACCTCCTGTTTGGTGGCACGCCGAGACACCGCCCGGAGCGGCCGTGATTGACAGTCATGGGATTGGGCTAGTCGCCCCGGTTGTAAATCTGGATCGTCCACTCGGCGCCGAGCACCGAGCCGCGATTCTCAAGCTGGTAGAGCCTGTACCCGGACGCCTTCTCGACGTGTAAGCCTTGGATCTTTCCGCCCAAGGTTCCGTCCGCCTCGATCGCCGCCTTGACGGACTTCGCGCCGGCGGGTGCGAGCCACTCGTCCAAGTTCACCTGTGCCCCTTGATCCATCGGTGAGCCTACGAAGCCCTGCACGATCAGCCGCCACAGGTCGAGGCCCCTGGCCATCGCCAAGTCATAGGAGACCTCGTCCGGCCCCATCACCTGCAACGTCGGCGGCATCGGACTGTCGAGCATGTACGCGCTCGTCTGCACGCCGGCGATCGTTGCGAGCCTGACTTCCAAGCCTGCACGAATCTCTGCGAGGGTCGCGCCAGCCATCAGAAGAACGGCCTCGACTTCACCAAACGACCAAGCAGACGATCGAAGTCCGGATCAACACGCATCAGGCGGGCGGTCGCTCCGACCTCCATGCCCTGCATCAGGATCCCGAACGGCGCCTGCCTGCCACGCAACACGAGCTGGGCCGCGAAGATCTGCGCGTACTGCGACACCTCCACCGGCACACTCGGCCAGCCGAACACACCGGTGATCTTCACGGCGCGCTGAACAGCAGGGAAGTAGCGTCCACCCCTGGCCCTGACCAAGACCTCGGTAAACGGTTCCCCATCCGCGAGCGCGTTCGGCGGGTCAAGGAAGAAGTCTGTCCCCTCCGTCCACGTTGTCGCATATGAGCCGTCGCCGCCGGTGTCGACCGTCAACGTTGTGCAGGTGGTGAGGTCGTCGATCTCGAGGCGGCACTCGCGACGATACGCGGCACCGTAGTAGGGGTAGCGGTGCGTCTCGTCGGGCGTGTAGTAGCGCGTCTCTGTCGCCTGGTAGAAGCGGCGTCCCTTCCCGCAGGCACGGTCGATCGCTCGGCTGACGGTGTTGCAGGCCCGGTCAATGTCGTCGTCGGCGTAGCTCTGTCCGGCCATCGATAACGCGGTCTTCATCTCGTCACGGGTGATGTAGAGCGACCCGGTGATGTTCTGGATCGGGTCGGTCGGCTGCGACTGGTTGCTCGACCCGTCAAGGAACACGACGCGATACCAGAGGCCGAGGGTGCTGGAGGCGAGACTCGTCGTGAACGACCGCGAAGCCGGAACGGACGGATCCGAGTCGGCGGGGGTGAGGGTGACGTTGTCGATCGTCGACCATGTGCCGCTCGCCGTTGAGGCTTCCTCGATCCGCGCCGTCGTCCACGCGACCGCGTCGAAGCGTGCGGGAGGCTTGTAGCCCTCGAAGCTGACGACCTGGGTCATGCGACTCCTCCCGCGACTGGTAGCTCGATCCGGTTGCGTCCCGGCTGGTCGATGCCGCCGCCGGTCGGATCGTTGGTGTGGCCGGCAAGGCTCTCCGCGGTCGCTCCCGCGCGCGGCCGGAGGATCGTTCCGGCCGTCCCTGCGGCGAAGAAGATCTCGCCGGTCGCCGTAAGCGTCCCTAGCCCGATGAGGGTGGCGCTGCCGCGGCGTGTGGCGAAGCCCGAGACGATGACCGTGCCCGTCCCTGCGAGCGTGCAGGAGCCGATCCGGGTGACCGTTCCGGCCGCCGTGAAGCTCCCGGTGCCAGGGATCGTCGCGGACGCGAATGCGGTATGCGTTCCCGCCACGGTGATCGAGCCCGTCCCGGTGATCGACGCTACGCCGAATCGTGTCCGGG